AGTCTTCCCAACCTGCCTTGGCAAGCTCATGCCAAACCCGCCGACAGTGTGGGCTATCGCGCCGTCCTCACGATGAGCCAACAGCAATCCGGCAATACCGTCCTGCCAGCGATCCAGTGAAATGCCCAGGCGTTCGTCGCAAGTTTTACGGACGACGGGCCAGTAAGACCCGGTAATCCCGGCAGGGATGACTAGCTTTCTAGCAACCTCGGAGAGCTTCCGGTCGACACGATCCTCAGAGATCGTCGGCGGGGTCCCACTTTTCGCGGGACGATTTCCCGATGCCATTGGACTCACCACCTTCCTTCTTCTGTCGCTCTTCCAGTTCACGGATTTCCTTCACCGTGTCCTGCAAGCGCCTGGTCAGCGGAGATAGATCACGCATCGGGCAGTCTTCGATAGCCTCGGCCAGCCGATCCCGAATGGCATACAACAATTTCAGCTCATCCCCGCTAGCCGCGGCAGCCGACACGCTCATCATCTCAATCCCTTCAACTAAAGAAGTCCAACGCGGCCGGCGGCGTGACAGGCGCGGGCTTCCGCAACAACCTGTCCTCAGCGCGGACCTCCGACAGCGGACGAGCCTTCCGGAGCATGTTGCACGGCTGACAGCTTCCTCGCAAATTACCGCGCATGTACTTCAAGTCGGGCCGATGACTGACCGGAATGATGTGGTCAGCGGTATTCGACCACCGGGTGCAACAAGACAGCCGCAACGTGCACAGCGGCTCTTCCTTAATAACCCTGAGACGCAATTTTTGCCAGCGGTAACTGGTGAGCTGCCCGCGGCGGTAAGGTCGCCCTCGGCCACGTCTCATGGGCCGTGCCCGTGATCCAGCACCCGTATCGACCAACTGGATTCTCCCGTCGTCGCGTCAATGCTGACACTTCTACCCGTTAAAGCTGCATCGGCCATGACAATCATGATGGCCTTAAGCCACGGCTCTGGCTTGGCATCTTTCTTGATCGCGTCCTTGAAGTAGTCAGGCGGAGTGAACTTCCACTTCTCAAGAGTGTCGTCGAAGACAACAGATCCATCAACCTTTAGACAAACGCGGGCGGTCAACGAACTATTCTTTCATGCGGGCATTCCGGGGAAAGTTTGGCCAGGTTTCCGATCATCTGTTTTCCGTCAATGACGATGGCTGGCGAATCGGTGACAGTGATGACGGCCAGCGGTTGAGAACGGTTTTTGTCGCACCGGCAGTGAATCGGAATGACCCGCCTGGCGGAATCATCGTGCTCGATGATGCGTGCCGCTTCCCGCAGCTGATCAATATCCTCTTTGGCGACCATCTCAACACCGCCCTCGGATTCGATGAGGCCGGCAATGGCCTCCCCTAAAAGGGTAGCCGTTTCGTCAGCAAGTTCAGACATCTCTTTCGGCATACCAGCAGTTCGAAACTGTGGCAGGAGAATCTTGGCGGCGTTCGGCTTGCCGGGTGTCGTGAGTCCTTCGCGTAAGCCTTTCGCGATCAAACCAGCGACCATCTTGTTGTCCATGACATCAAAATTAGCGGCATGGCGCTAAAGATGTCAAAGGAAACCACCGTTTATGATGATGTTGTGACCAGTAATAGATGGAACGACGCCATGTGTTGCAAAGCGCAACACCTACCGTGGACAGATGACTACATGCCGACGAAGCAGGCACTCGACGAGATGTCCTCCATCTGCGCCGAATGCCCGCTTCTGATGTCGTGCGCCCAGTTCGCTCTGACAGAGCCGGTGGGCGGCTTCTACGCCGGGGTGTGGCTCCCCTGGAAAACACATCGACCAACTACACACCGGCGCACCGCCCGAGCCATGCTTCGCAAGACCCTAGTCAAGGCCTAGTCCAAAACTTCGTTTCCTCGTCCATGACCAGATAGCCCTGACTCGCCGCGTAGTCCAGCGCGCCCCTGGCCAGCGGCCGGTCACGCGAATGAACCGCCTGAACAAGATCGGTATCTTTAATCCCGAACGGTCCAGCGTTCTCAACCTTCTTGATGATGTTCCGCAACACCCGATCAGCGGCTTTCACCTGCTCATTGGCCTTGCTCCGCTCCGCGGCGGCATACTCAGCGCCTTTCAGCATCCCTCGATCCCTGAACTCGTTCAGGCGTGACTCCTGATAGACCTCGTCAACCCGGCCCAACGTCCAGTCGGACACGGCACTGACGATCTTGGCGAGCCTCCAATCCTCCAAGTCGATCTCAGTGCGACCGTTCAGGTACGCCAATGCGAACGCCACCTTCTCCTGGGCGAACAGCGCGTGACCCCGGGATTCTTCGATCTGATTACGCATGAACGCAGCCCGCGCTTCACGTATCTCCGTCTCGACCTCCGGAGGCACCGGAATAGGCCCGACGGCGTTGAGCAGTTCCACCCTGCGGGGAAACATGCCGTTCAGGGTGCGGTTCAACCCCAGGCCGTCCACCGGGTACGGTGTCGGATCGGCAACCACGCGACGGTCCATGCCGGGGAACCACATAAGCCGCTGCAACGTGCCGCCGCCGCCATCCTCCAACAAAGCGCCAGCGCGTGACGGCTGAGCACCGACAATCATCGTCATCCGGTAACTGTGAGCCTCAACTGGCGCGGTGGTCCTGCCACGGTAGGTGAATCCCAGCCGCTCCCCGGAGAAACCATTACGGAGAACGACCGAAGTAGTCTGACCAGACCTGTCACCCATCACGCCAATCGTGTCGATTTCAGGAACGTCGAACATCACCGACGTGACATACGCCTGCGGATCATCGCCCCGACGGTTGTAGCACTCAATCATTCCCTCGCCCGACCCGATCGGCCTGACATCGACATCCCCGGTGACCAACTCGGAGGCGACGGCCATCGCAGTGCCCTTGCCGCCACCGGACTGCGCGACCACCACGCCAAACCAGTTCAGCGATCCCCTCCCGCCGATAATGGGCGGCAAGGTCATGGTCGGCGACACCATCGCAAGAACGCGAGCGACACAAGCAGCGAACACCGCCCACGGTGCGCCCATGCGAGCCAGGGCGGCTTCGTAGATGATCCGGTGCGATTCCCGTGCTAGCCAGAAATCCTGTTCGATCGCCTCAAGCTCACCACGCGGAGTAGGTAGCGGCGGCTCGGTATCTGTATCATCCAACTTGGCGGCGACCTCAGTGTTATCAGCCTGTTCGGCCTTTACCCCTGGGGCTATGGCAAATTGGGCACCGGGGTCGTCGCCTTTCTCTAGTATTTGCCGAAACCAGTCGAGGATTCCCGGCTGGGAAAGCTCCCGCGCCACATTGTTGTTGCTGATCATGCGGTTGAACTCGGAGTACGCAATGTCGCGGGGCCGCGAATCGCCTCGCGAAGGATCAGCCAGAACGGCGATGAAAACCTCGCGCAGAATCGACAGGGCCGACTCGACACCCGGCTGCCCCTCCGCGCCTAACCGTAGAATTGCCATGACGTGACGGAGGCAGGTGTCGTGCCGGGACATCCCCGGCAGGTTCATCTCCTTGATTGCCATAGCGAGCCTCGACTGCACCAGCTGTGATGGCTCCCCAGCGGTAACCGCCTGACGAGTGTCGAACCCGGTGGACACATCCAACGATTTCGGTGTCAGCTTCAACCCGTCCAACCACCGCTGCGGAAGCCAAGGGATCTCGTCCAACTCGGGGATGCTCAAGGTTTGACCGGCAGAGTTACGCCACCAGTAGTCACGGCCCTCGGGGTGAATCGACGGCCAGCACACCACATAGCGGTGATGCCGCTGGATAATCTCAATATCCCCGATAGACATCTCAGGGAACACGATGACAGTTTCCAGAAGAGTGTTCGGCGGCACACGCAACAGCCGCAACCCGGAAACTAGATCGCCATCCCGGCTGGACGATTGCGGCCCGTCAGGCAGCGGACCCCAACGCTTCACCGCTTCGGCGAAAGCGGCTGCGCCGGTCTTGGCCCCGTAGGCGTCCACGTCCACGCCGATGACCCCATCGGGCAAACGCAGGCACAGGTTGCCGTCAGGGTACAGATCGCTCCATTGAAGAATGTCGGCGTAGGAAGGCTCAGCCCCGTCGTAGCCGGTGAAGCCTTTCGGCGGCGGCCACTTCGCGGCCCGATTCAGGGGGAGAACCCCACGCCAGCCCTTGTCCCAGTATGTTTCGGCGGCATCGGCGTAGCCAATGCTTGAAGTGTCAGGAAGCATCACCAATCACGCCCGCTCTCTTGGCCGGCTTGGAAAGCGAGAGCGATTTCCGCGTCAAGGTCAGTCTCGGAGATGATCACAAACCCAGCCTCATTGAGAAGGCGAATGATGGCGCTGGGCATCATGCGAGCCGGATAAATGCTGTAGACCTTCTGCATCACCGCAGAAATGGCACTTTCAGGTGTCGACGGCGCTGCCTTCCGGCGCGTTCGGAGTGGAATCCTCATTAACCGTTCTTTTCCCTTTCGTCCATGCCTCCGCTTTGGCGAGAGCAAGTTGTTGCGTGGTGGCAACGCTGTCAAGTAGCAGCGCAACCCGGTTGGCATCTTCGGGATGCCGGTTAATCCAGTCGATCAGTCCTTCGCGGAGTCGGTCGATGGTTCCGACCATCCTGTCCGTGACAACGCCCAAGCCTTGAATCTTGTCCTTCGGATAGGCGAACCATAGCTGTCCTTCGTGGGTAAAAGTGGCGCAAGCGCCGCGGGGCAGGCCGGTACCGAAGGTGACCTTTTTCATTTTGGTTTCGTCCATCACCGTGAGGGGTACCCAACCGGCAGCGGGATCGCCACCGCCGGTTGGGTACGTTCTCAGAAGGGCGCCGCAGCAGCCGCCATCGTGGCGGACACGGTTGCCTTCGTTGCGTCGTCCATCGCCGCCCAGGCGACATCCGAAATGGCCGCTGGCTTAACCAGAGCGGCTGCTGCCGGTGCTAGATCGGAAGAGC